AACTGGTCTAGCCGCATTGACTAAATCGGCTGTAATTAATCCTGTTGCTGTTAGTGTGCCATCTACCGTTTTATTTCCCGTTAATGTCTGAGTAGTTGCGTTTAAATAAAGCCTTGTTGCTGTTTCTGCTATATCGCCAGCATCTAAAACAACTACTCCCGATGCAGAATTAACGCTTGTAACTGGAGCTGTAGGGTAGCTCATTTGCAGCCAATCCGATACGTCTGTTGGATCATCTCCGATTATTTGGAAGTTTGTACCTGTGTCCGAACGAACGCAAAAATCACCTTTCTCACCTGTTAGTAATAACATTGCAGACTCATCAGCCGCAACTCCTAAATAATCAACTATTGAAATTGCTGGAAGTTGTGCAACTGGTATCTTTGAATCCGCACCAAGAGAAGCATATCCATTTGCAGCGGCTTTATTTGCCGCCTGTTCTGCTGTCCCTATGGTTGTAGTTAGCAAAGCGGTTAAAAATAAATTAGTTGTTCCTTCTGTAATTAAATCAGAATCATCAGATTGAGTATTAAAACTCGAATCGTTTAAATCTGTTTGCGTTCCGCGTGTGTCGGCTGGACTAATTGCGCCTGCTGTATTATCTGGCAAATCAGTGTCTATCGCTGTCTGTAAATCTGTTCTATTCTTAATTGCCATGATGCAAAGTTAATGATTAACTATAAAATTTCTTGTTATTCGAATATCTACTTATAAAATCTATTGAACCGCTTGGATAAGGTCTTGAATTGCTATTATCTGGTGCAAATTCTCCGTTTACTTCAACCAAAACATTAACAAAATCGTCATTGTTTGCTCGGTTGTAATCACAAATCTTTAAATCATCTGCCATTAAAACCACATACATAAGCAAGTCGAATAAATCGCGGGAAGAACGCCTTAACTCTAATTTGTAAGTTTCTCTAAATCCTTTTGAAATTGTTCTTTCTCTACCGTTGCTCATTCGCACACCTTCAACTTCAAATGGGGCTGCTCTATCATTAAATAAAGCATCTGAAAGCCTAATTTGACTAGTGAAGTTTAACCCGACAAAATCAGTTGTAACGGTTTGTAATTTATCCCCAATTACTGAGTTTAAAGTATATTCGATTCTTACCGTTTCATCGGCTCGCGCTTGGGTGTATGTTTTTAAACAGTACTCGTTTGAGTACTTATGTCCAGTTCCATAATCCCAATCCATCCTATATTTACCTTCACCTCCATAAGTAGCAAAATTTAGATAAGTTTTCCAAACTATTTTATGAGCGTAATAAGTCATATTGTTACGGGTAACGCTTAAATCATTTCCTAAGGCACTACCAATATTATCCCATGCAGCGGTTGACTCATTGTACTTTTGAATGTACATTGAAACAGTGTATTGTACTGGAAAAATCTCTATAAAATTATTGTAATCGTTTATAAAAGTGTTGGTATCTGAAACGCTTGCAAGAACGTTTAAAGGAAGACAGCAAACTTTAAAAGGGTTTGATTGCAAATCAATAACAGGGCTGTCTACAATAGTTTCTAAAGCTAGAACATCCGTTTTAAATATCTCTCCCCAATCAGTTAATGCAGTGTTTTGGGTGTTCCTGTTAATGCTTACAGAAATAGTATATTCTAAAACACCTAAAGGAAGTTTGTTATGGTCAATATAAAAAGTACCTGTAAAAACATTTCCAACTTTAGTTATTGAAATCTTACCATTTCCACCGTTTGAATCGAATATTGATACGCTTTGACGGTCATAAACGCTTGAAAAACTTGAATTATTTTCAAAGTTTCCATCGCCTTTCGGAATTATCCTAGCAACCATAAACACATCTGACTCATTAAATGAAGGAGAAGAAGCTGTATTTGTGAAAACCGCCTGCACTTTAGTTTGTTTATTGGATAGAATGTAAGGCGCTGATGAATGAGTCAATGCAGTTGTACCATCGAAGGTATTTAAAGCCAGTGTCGGCCATTGTGCGCTGTCTGCCTCATAGTCTTTATCTATTAAAACAGTGTCATTATTAACCGTGTGCGTTGTAACTCCACTACTTAAATTGGTTTGAACACGGTAATTAATAGCCCAATCAGAAAACGCTGCTAACCTTATCCAGTTGTTGTTGTAACCGTTGTAATTCTGTGTAGTGTCTTGAAAGTCTGCAGGATATGTAGATATTAATAATTGATCCCAATCTGCCCATCGCATTAAAAACGTGTGCATGAATTTGTAAGCGAATGCAGTTCCTGCGTCATCCGTTGGCGAACGAAACGCTGTGTTATTTGCTCTTATTTCCGATGCATTTACTTGAAAATTGGTAGGCGTTGTCTGGTTAATAAATCGAACGTTGCCAATTAGCGGCTCACCTGTCAAATCTATATTTTCACTTTGCAAAACAAGTTCTTCGTTGTCGCTGGAATTAATAGCAACTAATTGTAATTTAACGCTGTCAATTTGAGCATCTGGAAGCTTTGAAGGCTGGTCTAACATTACCAAAGTGTCTACGCTTATTTCATCCTCTACCTTTATTTTTGGTGATTGGCTTTCAATTGTCGCGTCTTGTTGATCGTGAAATAATATTTTTGATGTTGTTGTTGCTGTGCTATCTGGAATATCTATTTTGATAGAACCGTAATCAATTAAAAAAGTGGTATAATTAGCCGTTTCAGCTGTCAAGCTTTCTGAGCCAGCATAGGCCCAAATTGAATAATTTTTTTGACTTAATGAATCGATTTTTGCCTTTGCATCTGTTCCAAAATCAACGTTAAAAGTAATTGTTGTACTTGTTAAAGTGCTAGTAGGCGCAGCGGATGTTATAACTTGAAATCCTGTTCCGTTATTTTCTCCGTTTATAGTCGGGCCGCTTTCCGTGACAAATGCCCTATCCCAAGAATAATTCTCTAAAACAGTACTATTAATATTTTTGTAGTCTGAATCAATTTCAGGATGCAGAATAAAATTAACACAAACGTATTTTGGAAATTGTGTCGATATTCCTGTATTTACTTGGTTAATTGTAAAGCTAACCGAAACAACATCATCTCTAGTCAGTGAATTAACCGTTGATGCGTTGCCATAGGTTGCACCTGTTGCTGTAAATTCTGAAATTCCACCGTTGTACTGCTCATCTTTCCAGCCTGTATTTCCTTCTTTTTTATCAAAAATTAATTCTTGAAATACATTTGGGTCAACTAAATCTCTATAGCCTCTTATTCTGAAAACTTGCTTTAAACATTTAGTTTTATCAAAATAATTAGGTGCTATTACATTAGGAAAAGTAGACCAATCAAATATTTGATGAGTCAAATAAAAAGGGTGTATAAATAACACCTGTGTAATTGTGTAGTTATATTGAAAACCTTCTAATTGTGTACTGGTTGTAGTGTCTACTACTGTACAATCGCCTAAATGCCATGACTCCTTCCCTTGTGGAATTAATGTCTGAGATGTTGACCCCCATGGCGCTGAAGATTCTCCAAAAGAAAAACGCATTAATTCGCCATCAATTGGAGAGGTAAAAACAGTTGCACCGTCATTTTCTGGAAGGCCATAATCTAAGCTAATTCCAGTTGGATATTGAACCAATTTAAAAACTGCTTCAATGTCATCGGGGTTAGCTGTGAATGATACAGAATCACCATCCTCATCAACGCACCTAATTCTATAATCACTTATCTTTTCACTAATTATAAGACCGCTTCTATTTAATCCTCCGCCTTGATCAGAGTCATTTCCTCCATCTTCTGCATTGGTAATACTTAATTCGTCACCTACTGCGAAATCTATAAATCTACCGCTAGGATCATAAATCCAATCAGGAGTGAGCATTGTATTATCGGCAAAGGTTACTTCACCATCTGGACTAGCACAATTAAACCAAGTCTCAAATCTTACTTTAATTTCTACTGTAATTTTTTGGAATAGATTACCTTTTAAATAATCAACCGAAGTGCTTAAATCTGCTTCTTCTTCTCTCGCTTCGTAACTTACTAAATAGCCTGGCATTATGCGAATTTTTTTCTAAGTTCTTCCAAATCTTGCTTCATCTTTGCCGCTTTTTCGTTAACGTCGAACTTTTCAAACAGTTCTGCAGCTTCTTGTAACTCTTCCTCGCTTGCGTTTTTCTTTAATTTACCCATGTTTTTGTTCAACTCGACATCTAATTCATGTGAAATAATGCTTAGTTTCTTAGTAATTTCCAAAACGCCTTTCAAATCAAACTCCATCTTTCAAAAATACTATTTAATTAATTGCCATCTGGTTCCGTTGTGCGCTCTTTTAAAAAGGTCGTGTAGTTCTTTCTTTCCTCAATTACAAAATTTGCTAATCTTGTTCCGCTATTCCAAGAGCAACTAACAACTTGCATTATTTTATTCTTGAATCTTACATTTCCCTCAGTCATAATATCCAGAATGTTTCCTAAATTCATTTCTACTTTTGGAATATTGTAGATAAATCTTTGCGCGCTTTCTGGTCCCGGAGCGAAAGACTTGTTTTTGTGGTAATTCTCAAATAAATATCGTGCGTTTACTTTTGAATTATTATCAACTGAGATTTTTGTTTTCTTATCATTTGCATTTACATCGAGTAGAGCAATTTTAGCGATGCCTATTTGATCGCGCTCCAAGAGCATCATCCCTACACGATTGTCTAGTAATTCATCTAGATTTGGGTCTTTAAGCTCTTTTACGGGGTCTAGCTCAATTTTAATTTTAATTCCAACAACTTTCAAAGCCTTTTTCAATTTTCCTAAAGCCTTTTTGATGCCGTTGATTATCTTAATTACCCCGTTTGTTACCTTAATTAAAGCGCCAATTAAGGGGCCAATAACATTCATTAAAGCATCAACCGTTCTTTCCACTGATGTTAAATCATTCTTTCGGATAGCCCGAGCAAAACCAAAAGAAGTTTGATTGAATCCTTTTAATAGCTGCAAGTTTCTTACTGAATTAGGTATTTTCTTATGCAGTAGTTGAGATTGAACTATAGTACCTTTATAATCATCAATTGTATTTAAGTCCACCATGTCTGTTTCAAAGCGAAGTATAATATTTGAAACTAAACTATCTGCATTGGTTGTGAATTGTGGAATATAATAATCAGGAATTGTTACAGATGCAGGACTAAGCGGTTTTAAAGCCGAAAGCAACTGAAGACCTGCTGCGTTGCTAACTATTCGCAAATTAAACATTCCTGTAATCTTTCGCAATAAATCGCCAAACGTCCCTTTGTAAAATCCTGTTTGGTCAATTTCGTTGCCTACAAAATAGCCTTTAATTCTATCGTCTGACTGTGTAACTGGTGGAGCATAGGCTTCAGGAATAATATGCAATTTGATCCATTCAGTGTTCTGCAATATTGGGCTAGAGTAAGTTAATCCTAAATAATCACACGCTGCATTTATTTGGTCGTTAAGACTCATGCAAGCTGCGTACTTTATCCTACTAATAATTAAATCCACAAGATCTAGAATCAACTTTATAATTGAAATCAGTAAAAATATAGCGTAAATTATTGCGGCTATCAACTGAATAACACCGCCTAAAGCGTCGATAATCGAACCCGCCTCAGCTGTATTAGCTGCAATTTCTGTAATGCTTTGCTTTATCCATATGCTAATTGATGCCAACGTTAAAGAAGTGATCATTATATCCTTGTAATTCGGCACGCTGGAAATTACGTAAGGCATAAAGACTTTTTGGCTTTCTTTTAGATAGCCTTCATTGTATAGTGTTTGGAAGTCTATTCCATCGGCTACTTCAGTAACCCATTCTAATCCAGCACGCTCTTTTGTGTCCGCTGTGACCAAGTCTCTATCCCATTGAGCGGTTGATAAGTCAATAAAACCGTCCAACACTTGCAATGTGTTACCGCTTTCTAGTATTTTTCGGATATGAGGAACCCCGTTAGTTATTCCCCTTCCTCCAGAAACACCGTCGTTTAAGTAGTCGGTTAAAATCTTCGCCTCAGCTTCTCCCCATTCAAAAGAAAATGAAGATAATTTTACGTCATTTTCTCCAGGCTGAAAGTTAATTTCAATTTCTGCATCATCGTTATTAATTGGACTGCCAACTAAAACACCATTTATGTAATCGTTAATTTGCATTAATAAAGTCTTTTAGGTTTCGATTTGCTTACTTTTTTCATTCCGTTTACGAATTGAGTGTGAGTAACAAACGCATTTTCATCAATATGCAAACTCACTTTACTGTTGTTAATCGATTTTTCAAGCGAATCTAAGCGGCTAACTATTCTACTATCGTTTAGGCTAATTGAAGCCATCATCCCGCCCTTCTCGCTGTTCTGTACAATGTCAACTATTTGCTGATTTGTGTAGTCTGTTAACGCTGCGGAATGTTGAATACCCATTATTTTCTCACGTCCATCAAATAGAAACGCTTTACCGCTTTTGGTTCGGCCTAAGTAGTCATCTTTACCAGTATTTCTTACTTTGCTGCCTGACATATCGGCCTCTACTCCTTTGTCCGTTCCTTCTTCAAATAAGGCTGTGATTGCCTCCATTGTTCCAATTGTTGCCAGTGCTTTAAATGGTGCTGTATTCGCATCGTCTTTGGCGTATTCAGAAGCCAAATTGATATAAGCCAATATTTTATTGTTTCTTACCTGTTCTTCTTGCTCTCGTTTTTTACTTGCTTTTAGTTTGTCTTGTTCTGCTCTTAATGCTGCTGCGTTGTTTTTTAGTCCTTGTTCTGCTCTACGCTCTTGGGTTTCTAATGCCTTATCATTTTGCCTAGTATCTTCGTCTAGTTGTTTAATTCTGTCAGATGATGCGCTGTTCATTGCCTCGCCAATTGTATTAATACTGCCCGTGATTGTGTCAATGTTTGCGAGCCTCATCTCCTCTTCTTTTGCGAGTTTAGCTTTTAACGCGGCTTCATCATCTAATATTTCCTGATTTCTGATTTTTTCTTTATTGGCTTTCATTTTTTCAAGTGAAGCAGCGCTTTCTTCTTCTTGTTTTTTTAGCCATGCACGATAATCAGCGTCTTGTTTTAGCATTGCTTTTGAGTCAATATCAAATTCAATGCTTAAAGCGTCATCTTGTTCATCTTCTTCTTTAAGGTTTATTTTACCAATTTCTTTTGCTGCTTTTTTTGCTGCTTCGGCTTCTTTGGCTTTTCTTGCTGCTGCTGCTTTGGCTGCTTTTTCTGCATCTTCTTCAATATCTTCAGCTTCAATTGATGCTGGGGTTTCTGTATCTAATCCTAGCCTTCTGGCTAATTGATCTCTAGCATTTACCAAATTATTACCTTCAAATTCAGCTTCATTAAATTCATTTTGCGCCCTTATCAATGCAGCCATTTCTAATCTTACTGTCTTTCTTTGTTCGTTAAATCCCTGCCCTTTGTCGTTAGTTACAGTTTCTAGTTGTTTTTGTAAATCAATAGATTTATCTATTAACTCTCCTTCCTTTAAAATTTCTAAACCGTGTTGTTTTGCTACAGATACTAATTGTTCCCTTACAACCATCTCTTGTCTTCTGAACGCTAATCCCTTTTCGATTATGCTCGCTTGTTTTTCTGCTATCTTTTCGTCTTCTTCTTGAAGTATTATTTTATTAATCAAGCCAGCATTAACATCTTTTATTGCAATTGATAATTCTTCATTTGAAACTTTATCGGCATCAATAGATTTTAAATAATCTGGATATTTTTCTTTTAATTCTTGGATAAGTTTAATCCTATCCTCGCTTTTTAAATTGCTTTCTGTTATTTGGACTAAAGTATTTTGAATAGCAACTTGCTCATCTCTCATTGCATCAGATGCTAATTCTGTATTTGTGAAAAACGATAGCATTGAAGTTGCTGCTTCTACTATACCCCTTGAAAGACTGCTAAACGCTCCATCTCCTTCAAGTAGTCCTAAAATTAACCCTTCCCAAGCTGAATCGAGTATTTTAATGCTTCCTGATAATGTATCTAATTGAGTATCTGCCATTTTTTTGGCTGCTCCACCTGAATTATTTAATCCTTTTTCTAATTCTTTAGTTGTTTTAACACCATCAGCCAAAACAAGAAATGATGTTGCTGCTCTTTTACCCACTAAAGCGGTTGCCGTTGCAAGTTTATCGTTGCTATTTACAATTTGTTCAAGTCCTTGATCTAAATCTAACCCAGCTGCGTTTAATTCAATGAAACCAGCTTTTAACGCTGTACCCGCTTTACTGCCATTAATACCAGCATTTGCAAGAGTACCAAGCAAAGCGGTAGTTGTTTCTACGCTTACTCCTACGGCTTTTGCTGCTGGTGCTGCGTCTTTCATGGACTCTTTAAACTTCTCCATGTCTAAGGCTGAAATACTAAATGATTTAGCCATTACATCAACAATTCGCTGGGTTTGATTTGCTTCTAATCCGAAACCGCCCATAGTTGCGCCCGCAATTGCTGCTGCCTCGCTTAAATCTGTACCTGTTGCAGCCGCTAAACTTAGTGTTGCTTCTGTAGCGTTTAAAATTTCAGCCTTATTAAATCCTAATTTTGCAAATTCGGTCTGCAACAATGACACTTGCGACGCGCTGAAGGATGTTTCTGAGCCTAAGCGCTTTGCATCGGTTGTAAGTTCTTTAATGTTGTCTGAAGTCGTTCCTAATACAGAGGCTAGATTAGCGTTTGACTGCTCAAATTCGCGCGTTCGTCTTATTGCGTCTCCGAATACTCTTGTAATTGCTCCGATACTTAAAAAAGCGGCTCCCATTGCTGCTGCTGCTCCGCTAAATATTTTCGGATAATTACCTACATTTCGTTGAAACTGGCCTGCTGATTTATCAACCTTCTTTAATTTAGTATCAAGTTTTACAACTTCAGCTTTTAACTTTCGCGCTTGCTGTGAGTTTTCACCCATTGAAAGAGCTACATTTTTATACTTTTTTCTTAGGTCGTTTAATGTTCGCGATTCTTTTTCGTATGCGCTTATTAAGCCTAATTTCTCTCTGGCTAATGTTTTATTTAATTTGTTCTGCTCTTGTAGCTTTATTTTTGATTGTGTTAATTCTTGGTTTTCTTTGGTTCTCGATTGCTCTAATTTTTTACGAGTTGAAAGTAGTGCTTTGGTTGTGACGTTTACGTCTGCAGTGACTTTTTTATGCCTCTTAACATCGTCGGACGTTTTGAAAGCATTGCTTTTTAATATGTCTTTTTGTGATTGAAGTATCTTTTCTAATTCCGTGACTAGCTTCTTCGCTTCATCTGTAACGCTTGTTATCGCGTTTGCGGCTACTAAATCAGCCCTTTTTATAATTTTCTTAGCCATACTACAAAGTTAATTATTTCTGTGCCTTGTTTTGTGTCTTGTTTTGCTTCGTTAACCTACTCAAATTGGTTAGATACATTCTGGTGCTTAATTCGTTTGGGTTGCACGGGTAAAGGTTTTGGCTCATGATGCTAATTATCTCAAAGAAATCAGTATTTGCGTCTAGCTTTTGCTCCAATAAATCCTTTTCATTTTCTGCAATTAGTTTGGCCGCTAAACTATTGCCCACTTCAGCGTTGATTTGCTTGATTAAATAACGCTGTTCCTTCTTTAAGCCTTCGATATACTCCGGATTCTTTAAATGTTGCTCAATTACTTGGTCAGTGATTAGCTCCCAAGCGTTAAATAATTCTGCATCTGTTGGCTCCCCTTCAATAGTCAAGTATTTAAGATCAGAATTTTCAGTAACTTGATGATATTTCAAACATGGTAAATCATCAATTGAATCGTAGTACTTTACTTTTGCCATTCGTTTAATATTGTTTGTTGCATTATTGGTATGGCTTCTTTAATTAATTCGTCGAAACTGTCATCATCCAATCCTAAAACCTCCCATGTTGGAAGTAGTTTTTCGAAATCTGCTCCGCTTTCTCCTGGCTTCGTTGGCTCTTTTACTAAATCGCCAAATTCTAAAATGTAATCTTCAGTAACGGACAACACTTTAAATGACTTGTACAAATCACCCTTATCGAATAAACGCCATGGTCCGGGCTTTTTCTTGTATTTTATTATTGACCTTTTAGAGTATGGGGGCATTATTCGGTTGTTTGCCGCTTTCCCAGCTCTTAATTGGTCTAGGTTTAAGCTAATTACCAAATCCTTTAACGGCTTCTTTTTGAAGGTTAGGACAAAAACCTTTTCAACGTCGGTTTTGATTATATTCTTTGCTAATTTCAGTAGTTCAAACATTCTTCAAATGTAAGGCAAAAAAAAACCCCGAATTAACGAGGCTTTTTAATTTGTGTAAGAATATCTATTTAAGAGATTTCTTTTTCTTCTTTGGATACTGGTCTTTATACTCTGACCAAAGCCGATTGAAGTCACCTCTTACACCACCGCCAACTAATAGCGAAATGAAAGCCTTTTTTCCTACTACTGTAGGTGCAAAAGCATCATTTGCAATACTTACGTTTGGGTAGTATTTAATCATTAGAAAGTAATTACTACCGCTTTTAATGCTGTGTCATCAAAACCCAATGTTGCAGGTGCAATAGACAGTTCTAATTCGTCTCCTGGTGTTGCCGTTGGATATGTAATAGTATAAGTTCCTTTTGGACTTTCAAGTACTGATGAAATCGTAATAGCTCCTGCAGTAGGTGAAATTTCAGTTAAAACAAAATCATCCTTAACCAAACCCGATGCAATTCCTGGATTAGCTAAAGAACCGAAACCGTTAGTAATTTTCATTACTGCAACTGTTGTAGTTGCTGTTTCAGTAAGTGTACCAGATAAATCTAGTAAACCATCATAAGCCAACCAGTCCACATCGGTTAAAAAATCAGAAGCTAAAAGCATTCTAACGTCTGAATCCTTAACAGAAATGCTCCATTGGAAGCCCAATTGAATTTTCGCAATTGTTGTATCTGTTGTGTCCATAGTCCGAACATCCCAAGTTTCTTGGTCTATTGAAAGTGGAGCTAAATAAGCAGGGTTTGAACCGTCACCGATTAAGTTACCTTGTGAATCAACAATGTAAGCGCCCATATTTGAACAACCAAATCCTTCAATTTGTTTAGCGTAATCGCCGCCCAAACTTAGCATCTGACCAGTAAAAGTTTTTACACCGTTACGAATCTTTACATTTTTTCCACTTGGGAAATCCTCAGAAATAGGGTCACCTCTTTCATTAGTCACATTTTCCATTTCAGGTAATGGGTAAAACCTTTTCTTATCGTCAGCTTGATTAATCAAAGCTCTGATAGCCGAATCAGCAGGAATTGTTCCTACTGGTATTCTATTAGCATCGTTACTAGAATCAAACATAGGAACCAAAATCAGCCGTTTCGCAACGTCTTGAATAGGCATACACCCTGGAGTGCCTGTATTTGATAATGTTACGTTGCAATCACATGATGATGCCATAATTTTATAATTTTAAATTTAACACAAAAATAAATAAATTTTAGTCAATATCGAAACCAACATTAAATCCAGAGCTGAAAGCCGCACCGCTTGGTGTTACGTTTTCTTGTTCCGCACATAGTAGGCTTTTCTTTATTGGCACGTCAATAACCGATTCAACACCCGACAACATACCAACCGCTAAAATATTCGTTTCGTCTGTTTTGGATAGCGTGTCTCCACCGACTATAAATTTCTCATGTGATATAAAGTCACTGGTTCCAATCAAACCCGTTTTAGGGCTTTTTTTAATTGCCTTGTAGGTAGATTCTGCCAGAGACAACATCGGTTGTATTATTTCGGTGCGTCTTTTGTCGCTTAAATAATCTCCGTATTTATCAGAATTAAGGAAAAACAACCTTACCGATCCATCCGAATCAATTACAGTATCTACATCTGCACTTCTTGACCTTGTTTGCTTGTTGAAAAACCATACAATTGGAAACCATGAAGCTGTGTTTCCGTTTGATTTTGCCTTTAACACTAGCTCAAAATTTGTTTGGGTAAGTGATCCTGCTACAAAATAAGGATTTGGTAGGTCTTTTTTTCCTATGGTTGGAGAAAGTGCTTGTTTTGCTATTTCTTGGACCGTGAAGTATTTGTCAATTTCAAACGCTGTTACCTTGTATTGGTTGCCGTCAATGGTTAGCCGTGTACCTGTATTTATCCAGTGCGTTTTAAGAGCATAACATTTGTATTTGTTATCATCTTCTGTGATTATGGTATAAATATCTACTTGAAGATTTAACGCTCCAACAATATCATTTAAAACATTTTCAACTAAAATCATAAAGGCGAATATAAGTCTGGAATGTAACCTTTAAAATCTGGATAATCTACAGGATTTTCCATTACATAATTTTGCAAATTGGTAATACTCTCGTAGTTTCTGTTAGTTAATATTCCGTTTTTAGTGATCAACCTATCAGAAGTTGCGGCCTCCTGCGAAATATTGACATTTCCCGAACCACTATTGAAAGTTTCTTGATCAGTTGTAAATCCAATAAAAACTATTTTCTTAAGAATATCCTTTATTCCTGTTGTGTAATACGGCTCAGTCGATATTGAAAAGCCTAACTCATTGAATATTAATAAATACTTTGCTGTTGCTGGTACTCGTGGAGTGCCTGTTAAATCAGCTATAAATGCATCGCCCAATGTTGTACCTAGAATCAACCTAATATTTTGGTCTTCTAGCTTTTCGGTTATGTATAACGCTAAATATTCATCTGTGTACTGGTTTGAAGAAATTGCTGTTATACCTCCTGCAAAATCTGTTGTACTTAATATCGTTGCCATTATTCTATAATTATTGCCGTGCCATTTCTGACCATGTTATTTGCTGCAAGTCGTGCTGTAAATGGGCTTTGAGCGTTCTTTACTAAATCTAACTCTGAGCCAATTTTAAACTTTTTCTCTTTGTTTTGATATGGCTTTAAAAATCGAACTATTAGCTTTTCTTTCATTGCTCAAAGTTAACTATTTAGTTTTCTTTTTTGCCTCTGGTTTTTTAGCTCCTTTTAATTCTGCTTGGCCGTTGCTAATAATGAGTTTTCCAACTTCTTCCGTAACTTTATATTCTACACCTATCATTAAATGCTGTGTCTTTCCTTCTTTTACTTTCTTTCCTATAACTATCATAGCTCTAATTTTAAACAAAGTTAAATAAAAAAAGCCCCACCAAATTAATGGCAGGGCTTTCTAATAATCTGGTTTAGATTATGCTTTTTCTATAGCTGCTGCATCAGTTGCAAAAACACCTGTTACAAAAGCGTTCAAATCATTGTTTTGAATAAACAATTGACCTCTCCACTCAGCTAGGATAGTTCTCATGTTCTTAGTGAAATCGTTACCGTCTAGACCAACTTCTACCATAATAGAACTCTTTTCTACTATCGTTGCTTTTGAAGCGTCATAAACTAAATAACTCCCTATTGCCATGTTGCTGTTTTCTAAAATTGGAACACCATCTAACATTAGAGTTGCGCCAACTTGCAACAATCTTGTAACATATCTGTTGTCAGAATCAGAAGCTAAAACTTTAATCACTTTCAAAGCTGCTACGTTAGTAGGGTTCATTTGAATAGTTAAATTAGATACTCCTTGATTTAGAAGTTTAATCTGGTTCATCGCTACCACTAAAACATCAACTGCATTAGCGTTTTCGACTGCATTTGCTTGACCTGTTGCAAATGTTCCTGGATTAAATGCAATAGCTTGGTTCATTAAACCGTTAACTGTGTTGCCTGTTCCGTCACCATTTAAACATTGGTTGTCTACAGAAAGTAACAATCTTACGATTAGTTTATTTCTTAACCATCCAGCCATGAAGCTAACATCATCCAACATCTCAGTAGATACTTTGAAGAAGGCGGCAGTTTTTTCTAATGAAACTGAAGCAACTACAAAAGTATTATCAATTTGATCTTTTGTTGCGCCTTCTGCTGTGCCTGCAATTGTACCGTCTTGAGCTGTTTCGTAAACCCATTCGATAGTATTACGGTCAGTAGTCAACTTTGTGATTGATGGGTAAGTTACTGTAACTCTCTCAGCAATATCGTTAATTCCTTCTAGTCTTTGTGCTTGTGGCATATTTCCACCAGACAAACTATTTCCGAAGGTCATATCTACAACCTTATCAATGGTAAAGCTAAAATCGTGATTTCTTTCTGTTTTACTTTTTGTAAAATTTTCAAGATTAGCTTTTAAAGCCTTATCTATTGAATTTTCCAATCCGTTAACAGTAGCACCGCTTAACTGTCCTGTTTGGATAGCCTTCAAAGTAGTGCCTTGAAGTTTAATAGCTTCTTTGCAAGTAGCAATTTCTATTTTTGCTTTTTCAACTTCTTCTGTATTTCCGTTTTCCAGTATTTCTAATCTTGCTTTTAATTCTAGTTGCTCAAATTCTAATTTTGCAACATAATACGAATGCATTTCTTCAGTTGTAGCACCGTCAAAATCTTTTGAAATGTCCTTGATCTCTTTGGATTCAAGAAACTCTTTTAATGTCTTTTTCATCTTAATTTTTTAATAATGATAGTAATGTTTTATTTAATTCTCCCTGCGGCTTCTCGACCTTTGGAAGTGTCTTATCGACGGCTTCACCTTCTTGAAGTGCTTTAACTTGGTTACAAAAATGCAAAAAGTTTTCCTTTGATGGATTGCTTTTCACTAATTCGCTTAATATGTTGATAGACTCAAAGTCTAATTTTTTATTCTCTAGTGTTGGTGTTAATTCGTTTGAACCTTGAATTACGCAGCTTATCTCAATTAGTTTGGCTTCTAACACCGCCCAAAAATATCCTTGTCCTTCTGCCTTTTCAATGTTGATTACGTCACCCTTGTAACGCTCCCAATTGGCAAACTCTTCTTTTTCTTCTGAATCATTTACACAAAGTTCTAGCTTCACATATTGCATCCCTACAGAATGTTGGTCTATCTCCCCATTCAAATAATCTTTGAAGATATTAGCGTTTCTTTCTTTCTCTATTTTAGTGTCCATTAATAACGCTGTAGCTGAACCAGCCACTTTTAAACCAACATCAGACCACTGGACTTCTTTTTCATACACTCTTACAGGGCTTCCAACTTTCGCAGCTAATTCGTGTACGTGGTCGTGTAAATGCAAAACTCTGGTTCCGTTCTCCTTGATTGATTTTGAAAATATTCCTTTGATGTGAACGTCGTCGTGCGAATCCATGAATCCGTAGGTGTTACCGACAATTGTTCGATAAATTTCGGTTGCTGTATCGTTGTTAGAACCATCGGCTTTAGTTGTTATTTGTTTAGTGCTATCGAAATCAACAACATCAGCCTTTTTTAATTGGGCTTTCTTTAGGCGCATCAACTCCGCTTTATTTATGACTAATTCTTTTAGATTCTTTTTCATTTCCGAATGATTTTGTTATTCTCTAACGCTTTCTTTTTAGCTGTTTTCAACTTCTCCAGCTTGTCTTTGTCTATCTTAACTTTGTCTTGCATTGCTTCTCCCCCTTGTTGCGGTGTTCATTTCTGTGGTCGCTATTTCTTCTAATCCGATTTCAAGCCTAGCTTCATTAGGTGTAATTATACCTTCCTTAACGTCTTCTCTGGCTTCCTTTCGTCGTTCCGTTGGACTTGGATTAAGCGCTTCAATTTCTGATTTGTTTACTCTTAGCCCGAAATTACCAAATTTGGATAAAAATTGCCTATCATAAGAACTGGCTATCTTGCTGAACATTGGAATAAATACCTCTGTAGCTGCTTCTTTCTTGGCTTCTTTGATGTTGTTATACGTTGCGCTTGCATTGTCATTAACAAGTACTGAAGGAAAACCCCAAATTGCGGAAAGTTCGCGGATCAATTGAGTTTTATTTTCAATTGTCTGCATATCGGTTGATGATGCATTAAGCTGCTGAACGTTAACTGGAGAGCTAATAACGTGCATTCTGTTTGACTTATGCGCTCCGCCTATTACCCGATTCAATGCCTTTTGGAGAAATGATTGGTCACTTGGTTTAAGGCTTTGACCGTCTGAACC